ACTTACTGCAATTTCAATTACTTATATATTTACCTGCCAGCAGCGCCCTAAAACTTGCTCTTTTATGCTAAAAACGCCTGGATCTGGACCTAAAACTTGGCAAAATCGAGGCAACCAGGCAAAATCGAGGCCGGGCGAGTGCCACCCCCCCCACCCCCGGTAGCGTATACAACCCTGACCCGAGATTGGAAAAATAGGTCTGTAAACCAGCTTGTTCAAACCTGCTCTGTCACACTTATTTCTAAACTGTCCGTTTATTGGCGGGGATTGGTGTAAATATACTTGGTAACTATTGACTTAAAGTACATACTAAGGTATCTATTGAGGTAACTTTGCTTTATAAGAGAGTATACCTATGGAATCTCGTAAGATTGAGATCGTTAGTGAGGTTGATCTATCGCAATCTTTAGACTTTGACCCCGATAGTGGCTTAGTGGTGAATTGTTTTGTGCATCCTTTAGGCGATGACTTGGCGGTGCATGAACAATACTCGTTTGAGACGTTGGTTGATGACACGATTGAGTTAAATACGGTTAACGAGGACTATCAGAGTTTGTATTGTGTAGCGCATGAGCTCACCAGGCATTCTGAGAAGCTGCGCGACTGTGCGAACCGTTTGGAAGACGCTAATTTAGTTGAGGATATCTTCAATGTGGATATCCATGATTTGATTGACGTGGATACGATTGGTTGATCCCTTTCCCAGTACCATCTGTCTTTAGGGCGCTCTGGGCTTCGCCTAGTGCCCGGAGGGCAACAGGGCGAGCTGGGGAATTGTTAGCAACCTACTATTTAGAGCGGTGCGATATACCGTGTTCTGTTGTGGATCGGTTTGGCGTAGACATTTGGGCGCAGGTTCCTGATGGCCACTTCTTTACGCTGGAGGTTAAGTCCTCTTCGTCTAATGCTGGCTCTTATTGCCCCGAAATTCCGAGCTACACGTTTAAAGTTGCAAACAAAAAAGCAGACCAGTTTATGCTGATCTGCTTAGACACTGCTTTATTTCGTATTATGGACTTAGCGACCCTTAATCGCCGCTGTCCCCGGGGGGCCATGCGGCTCAAGGGGTCTTACTTTACCGAGGAGCTAATGTGGGAAGATATCCGGGACCTTAAGGCCCGGTACTCTTTCTCGGGGGAGCTATAAACCTACGCTTTAAAGTAAGGGTTTATATATATAGAGGGCGGGGAGTGTTCTCCCGTTATATCACGAAAAGCTCACCTTGTAAATCCCCTAACAGTTGACTTAAGATGAATTTATGGTATAATGGATATCAGATGATCAATTTGATCTACATCCGTGCAGCTATCGAGCAAGCCACGGGACAAAGGCTTACTTTAGCGCGTGTGAGGGAACTCCTTGTAGAGGAGGGACTGATCACTGCCAGACAAGCTGCCGAGAAAGCAACCATATTTAACGGGTATAATGATTTCTTTCATTATGATGCTTCTACTAAGGATGAGCGGGACAAGAGCTTGACTGAGGGTTTGCCTGATACGTTGATACTTGATCAGAAGGCTTATCTCACAGATTTATCCAGGCGCTCTGGCAAGGGTTAGGCGAACTTGGCAGATTGCATAACGGGTATTAAATATTACCACAACTAAGACGTTATAACGTACGTTATAATAACCTTAACGCACAGGAGGTTATTATGCGCAAATATTTACACAACGTCTGGAAACGTGTCGAAGCTTATCAAACTCGGAGAGCAAACTATTGGCAGCTGCACCATTTGTCTGATGCCCAGCTCAAGGACATAGGGGTCTCTCGTTCCGAGATCCTGTGGAGAATACGCAACTAATGTTTTGGATCGGAGTTATCATGTTTTGTTCGAATTCGGAGGACACAAAGTCCTGCGAGGCATTCGTGCGGAATAAGCTCTTATTTAAAAACGAGGCTGAATGCCGGGGCGTAGTTCCATCCGAGCTGAAAAGTTTACTTAAGCTGCATGGGGGGCACGGTCAGTGGACCTGTCTCCCATTACCTCAGACAGGAACATCGACATAAACTAGGTCTGGGGAGGGCTAGTAGTGATTGAAGTACTTGCCCTTGCTGGCGCTGTAAGTCAGATTGCCGGGTCCATTTCTTCAGCTGTTCGAGCTGGCAAGGATGTTTCGGATCTGTTGCCGCACTTTGGCAAGCTGGCCACGTTAGACAGCGAGATCCAGTTAGCTGAGCAGGGTAGGCATAAGGGGCCGCTAGGGCGGCTTAGCTCGTCTGAGGAAGAAGGTTTTGCCATAGCTAGTGCGAAGATGAAGCACAAAGAGGCTATGGACGAACTGCGATCTTGCTGCATGTTATTCGGCCCTCCTGGCATGTGGGACATGGTTATAGCTGAACAGGCTAATGCCCGTACCCGCCGCACCGCTGAGCTTAAGGATGCAGCTGCTAAACGAGACAAGATGTTTTGGATTATCAGCTTGGTTTGCGGCATAATTGTATTTGCCCTGAGCACGACTTTAATCCTGTATCTAACGGATATGGCGGTGAACGGATGAATTCAGTCCTACTTCCACTGGTACTAGCTAGCTCCTTACTAAACCCTGAGTATGTGGTTTGTAAGCTTTGGAAATATACGGAGAGTGACCGCGAAGGCAAGATTTGCGTCTACTTGGGAACCAACAAGACAATCGATTATCACTACGTCTCTGATGGTGGCAGTTTTAGAGAATGCCCCAAGCAGTTCATGTGCCGATACTCACCGAATTCTAAAGAGAAAGTTTCGATTAAAGATATCTTGAAAGGCCTTTCCGATGGGTTCTGAGATTTCACAAGCTGCAGCAATCTTTCGTGCGCCAGCGTTTAGAGACATCCAGCCAGCTAGCATTAGTCCCGGGCATAGTGCGCAAAATGTTGCGCAAAGATTAGTACACCCAGCCACCCCGCCAATGGCTTTGGAGATGATTTATGATCGATGGGGCCGCATGGTTCACAAATCCGTAGATGGGCAGATTGTTAGTGTGGTGGTGTAATCATGGCATCTAAGGCTGATAAGATAGCATCCGCTAAAAAGCGGCATGGCTTTAAGTCGGTGAATAAGCCCCGCCGGGGCGGACCAAAGAAATTTGAGGTTCTGGCTGTCGAGGGTGAAGGCGTAAAGTACATCACTTTCGGGGACCCTAATATGGAGATCCGTAAGGATAATCCAGAAGCGCGTAAATCTTTCAGAGCGCGTCACAAATGCGACACAGCAAAATCAAAACTAACCGCACGTTATTGGTCGTGCCGAAACTGGTGAACTGGAGAATACGATGCCTGGTATGAAGAAAAAAGATGCGCCGAAAATGGCTAAATCAACTGGCTACATGAAAGGTGGAATGGCGATGAAACCTGGGATGGCCAAGAAGAAAATGGCTAAGGGCGGCATGGCTGCAAAGAAGAAAAAGTAATCGGCTATGTCATTGGTAAAAAACATGAATGCCAAAAAAAAGGCAGGTACATCGCGTTCTAAAAAAAACAGCACCGTATCTGACAAGGCATACAAAGATATGAAAGCTGGCTGGCCTAAGAAGAAGAAGGCGAAAAAGTGATGGCAAAACTTACCAAGGCCCAAGAAACCAAAATGAAAGAGCATAAGAAGCACCACACGGCAAAGCACATTCGCGTAATGCGTACTGCGATGTCGGCGGGTAAATCTTTCACCGCTGCTCATACCCTCGCTAAAAAGGGTGATAAAAAGTCATGACTGATCAACGCCTGTCTCGGATGGAAGACAAATTAGACAAGCTGTCCGAGGCAGTTGTTTACATGGCTAGAATGGAAGAGCGCATGGTATCTGTTTTTAAACGTATGGATTCCATGAATGATGCTTACAAACGCTTTGATGAGCGCATGGATAAGCTCGAGGAGCTGTCCATTAAGCGCGGTCAAACCATAGCTTTTGCTGAACGCCTGTTTTGGATTTTGGTAACCGGGGCCGCTGGTCTGATATTTGTGTATTTAAGGTAGCTCAATGGAAAAGAAGAAGAAGCAACTAACTGAGCGGCAAGAGCTGTTCCTGGATAAGTTGGCGGGAGAAGCAAATGGCGATCTCCGTTCAGCAATGTCTTTAGCGGGTTACTCGGAGAGCACGACAGTGCGTGAGGCCATCGTGCCTATCCAGGACGAGGTTATCCAGACTGCATCTATGATGATGGCATTGAATGCGCCTAAAGCCGCAGCTGGCATGGTGGGGATACTTAATGACCCTAACGTGCTTGGAGCTAAAAACTTAGTGGCTGCAAGTAAGGAAATTCTAGATCGGGCTGGCGTAGTTAAGAAAGAGACGCTGGAAATTAGAGGAGCCGAAGGAGGTCTATTTATTTTACCTCCGAAGCAAGATGAGTGATACTGATTTTCCGCCCAAGGTACGATCCAATAAGTCTGCCCGAGTAGCCTTTGGCTACATGCCTTCTGAAGACGATCCTTTAGTCCTAGTTCCTGATCCTGAGTTCATACCGTTTGTAAAAGAAGCTCTGGATTACATTGACGCTAAGGGCTCTCTCCGAGAGACCGCAGCTTGGCTTACGGCTAAAACAGGCACAAGCATAAGTCACCAGGGCATTAACCGCATATGGAAGGAACGCCGAGGCGTAGACCCTACCAATCTGCGTGAGAAGGACCAGAAGAGGCAGCGCCGGAAGGTAGCACCTAAAACTGGTCCTGCCAAAGCCAAAGCGAAGGTTAAACGTAAAGCGGCGGACGCCAAGCGCGTTCTTGCCATGCAAGAAAAGAAGCTCTCGAACTGGGTTGATTACAAAAAAGAAGAGTCACCCAAAGATGAGCTCCCCGCGCCTCCTACGCTTTCGGATACCTTAGACTTCGAAGCGGCTCCCACAGAGCTTGAGGTGGTCTTTTCGCCTAATGCGGGTCCCCAGACAGAGTTCCTGGCTTCTATGGAACGAGAGGTTTTATACGGGGGCAGCGCCGGGGGCGGAAAAAGCTACGGATTATTGGCAGACCCTTTAAGGTACTTTGGCAATAAAAACTTCAGTGGCCTTATTCTTCGCCGCACCAATGACGAGCTCAGAGAGCTCATCTACAAGTCTCAAGAAATGTATCCCCGAGCATATCCGGGGGCCCGTTGGATGGAGAAAAAATCACAGTGGGTTTTCCCTAGCGGTGCAAAGCTTTGGATGACTTATCTTGAGCGAGACGATGACGTTCTGAGATATCAGGGACAAGCATTTAGCTACATAGGGTTTGACGAGCTTACGCAACATCCCAGTCCTTACGTTTTCAATTATATGAGATCCCGCTTACGAACCACAGATCCAGAGCTACCCATTTTTATGAGGGCAACTACAAACCCAGGTGGTCCAGGGCACGGCTGGGTCAAGCGGATGTTTATTGATCCCGCCCCAGCAAACAAATCTTTTATCGCCACAGACATAGATAGCGGTAAACCTCTTGTTTATCCGCCCACCCACGCGAAAGCAGGAGAGCCTTTATTCTACAGACGTTTCATTCCGGCAAGTCTGCAAGACAATCCGTATCTGATGGAAGGCGGACAGTATGAAGCCAACCTACTATCACTACCAGAAAACCAACGAAGGCAGCTTCTTGAGGGAGATTGGGGAGTTGCTGATGGAGCTGCTTTCCCAGAGTTTCGGCAGAATGCTCATGTGGTGGAACCATTTGATATCCCCTACGATTGGCGCAGATTTAGGAGCTGCGACTACGGTTACTCTAGTTTCAGCGCAGTTCATTGGTTTGCGATAGATCCATCGTATGAGACGCTTTACGTTTACCGCGAATTATATGTTTCCAAGCACACTGGTAAAGATTTAGCCGCTGCGGTTATGGCCTGTGAGCTGGGCGAGAAAATGGCCTACGGTATTCTCGATAGCTCATGCTGGCACAATCGAGGTCAGATAGGTCCATCTATAGCCGAAGAGATGATACAAATTGGTTGTAGATGGAGACCCAGCGACCGCTCTGCGGGTGCTCGGGTTGCTGGCAAGAACCGCTTTCACGAAGTCCTGAAGATTGATCCTGAAACAGATATTCCAGGGATAGTGTTCTTCAACACTTGTAGACAGATAATTGCAGATCTTCCTGTAATACCTGGGGACCCCAAAGGCGGCGATGACATCGACGCTCGTTACAGGTCTGATCATACATATGACAGCGTCAGGTACGGCATTATGAGCCGACCTAAGTCACTTAGCCCGTTTGATATGGGGCGTGGTGTACCTGCTGCTAACTACCGCCCCTCAGACACAGTATTTGGATACTAAAATGGCATTGATGGATAAACCAAGTGAAAATCCTGACAACGATCAGATGGATACCGACCAAGTTGTTTCCCTTGATGAGAACGGCGAGGTAGCAACCGAAAACGCAGAATACGGCGGCTTAGTTGCATATATAAACACTGCTTTTCGGGAATCTAAAGATCATCGTCGAACTGACGAAGAACGCTGGACATTAGGCTACCAAAACTATCGTGGCATTTACAGCAGTGATGTACAATTTACAGATACTGAGAAATCTAAAGCTTTTGTAAAAATCACAAAGACCAAGGTACTTGCTGCCTATGCCCAAGTTGTGGATGTCCTGTTTGCTGGCTCTCGATTTCCAATCGGGGTGCAAGCCCGGCGCTATCCCAGTGGCGTATCTGATGCGGTATCCATTGATCCTAACCGACTTACCTCTGAGAAGGTAGATGAGGCTGTTGGCGTGGACTATGAGGTGCCTGGCACAATAGCCCGTCCCGACATAGCCAAAGACCTGGGCGTATATACAGAAAAGCTGGGACAATTTGAGGATGATCTAGAGAGTGGCCCGGGCACAGCGCCGGGCTCCATCACATACGAGCCAGCTAAAAGAGCTGCACAGTTGATGGAAAAAAAGATGCATGACCAGCTTGAGGAAAGTCAGGCTTCTAAGCATCTTCGCTCGGTGGCCTTTGAGGCGTGTCTATTTGGGACAGGCGTTTTAAAGGGTCCATTTCTTACAGATAAAGAATCTCCTAAGTGGGACGAGGAAGGCAATTACGAACCTGTCTTTGAAATGGTGCCTCGGGTTGAATATGTAAGTATTTGGGATTTCTACCCAGACCCCGCTAGCCGTAATATGAGTGAAGCTGAGTATGTTATTCAGCGCCACAGGCTAAGCCGCAGTCAGGTAAGGGCGCTTAAGAAACGACCGCATTTCCGCGAAGAAAGTATTGAGCTGGCAATTGCTGGTGGTCCTGATTACGTCAGAGAATACTGGGAAGATACACTTGAAGAAAGCAACGTCAGCAACTATATTGATAGGTATGAGGTCCTTGAATTTTGGGGCGTCATTGATAGCGAATTAGCAGAAAACGCTGAAATAGATATTCCCAAATCCCTCAAGGATTTGGACGAGCTTCAAATCAATGCTTGGATCTGTAATGGCGAGATACTTCGCCTCGTTCTTAATCCATTCACTCCTGCGCGTATCCCTTTTATGGCGGTGCCTTACGAGCTGAACCCGTATTCATTCTTTGGGATCGGGGTGGCCGAAAACATGTCCGACACACAGCTGCTCATGAACGGCTTCTATCGCATGGCGGTAGACAACGGTGCGCTTTCTGGAAACCTTTTAATTGAGATTGATGAAACTAACTTGGTCCCAGGGCAGGATCTAAGCGTGTACCCGGGAAAGGTCTTCCGAAGACAGGCAGGGGCCCCAGGCCAAGCCATCTTTGGCACTAAGTTCCCCAACGTCAGCCAAGAGCTAATGATGATGTTCGATAAGTCGCGGCAGCTGGCAGACGAAGCCACGGGGATCCCGAGCTATAGCCACGGCGCTACAGGCATCCAAGGTGTGGGGCGTACCGCTTCCGGTATGTCTATGTTGATGGGCGCAGCGCAGAGCGCAATCAAAGCCGTGGTCCGCAATGTTGATGATTACTTGTTGGCCCCATTAGGTAAGTCCCTTTTTAGTTTCAACATGCAATTTAATTTTGATGCCGAGTACGTCAAAGGCGATCTTGAAGTAATTGCACAAGGCACAGAAAGCTTGATGCGGAATGAAATCCGCAGCCAACGCTTGTTACAATTTCTGCAGATGTCGGGCACTCAGCAAATGGCCCCATTTGTTAATTACAGCTATATCCTGCGAGAGCTAGCAGCCTCAATGGACATTGATGAGGATAAGATCCTCTACGACCAACGTGAGGCGGTTATTCAAGCCAAGATGATGGCTGAGATCCAGGCCTTAATGCCCGAGCAACCCCCAGCACCTCCAGGACAGGAGGGTGGCGCACCAAGCCCAAATGATCCGACAGGTACAGGCGGGGGTAATATTGCTCCTGGCGCAGCCCCAGAGCCGGGTGCTGCTGGGTTTACTGGTGCAGGGGGCGGGGACAACGGTGGTAACCCACCAGCCCCACCTAACGCAGCTCCACAGGGACC